AGACATTATGCTATAATAAAACAAAAAAAAGGGTAAACAATGGATTTAAATAGTATTGACACTTCGATGGGTGAAACGGGCGTAGATTTAATTATTTTAGGGCTAGATGGTAAGCCAACGGATGCAACAATTACTTTATTAAGCTACTATTCAAACAAAGCTAGGGCTTTAATGTTGGAAAAAGTAAGAAAAGGCGAAAGTCACGATTTAAGTTGGGAATTAATTATAGGGTGGAAAAACATAAAAGAAAATAAAAAGGTAATTGAATTTTCACCAGAAGAAGCAAAAAGACTTTATGATAAATATACTTTTATTAGTAGACAGATTGACGATTTTGTAACTAATAATTTTAACTTTTTAAAAAAAAATTAGACGAACTAATCTTATATGTCCGACAGTTAGCATACTATCGGACAACTCCTGAAAAACAATCGAAGCCTCGACTTGAATTTTACAAAAATAACTTAGAGTTCCCCCCTTTAGACTTTGGGGGTTATCTCATTACTTACTTAGAAGAGTTGGGATACGCAAAACAAGGCTATTCGCTCGACTACTTAGAAATAAATAACTATATGCAATCAACACAAACCAAACTCACATCATGGGAAGTATTGACACTTAAGAAGCTAAGCGAGGCGTACTTGATGCAATATAAAGACGATGGAATAAATAGTATGCCCCCGTTTGTAAAAGAGCGTAAAGCGGTGAGTATGGATAGGGTTAAAAGTGTGTTTGGTGGAATTAGTACGGTTAAAAGTTCGGTATAATTACATTAATGAGGTGATAAAATGGATATAGCAAAATTAGTCGTCGAGGTTAGTACAAAAGGCGCAAAAGAAGCAACGAGTGACATAGAAAAACTAGGTAAATCAGCAGGTAATACTGAAAAATCAGTCACAAGCCTATCAAAAGGCATGAGTGGACTAGGCACTGTATTTAGTGTAGTAGCTATTGCATCAGTAGCCAAAGAGTACGCCAAAATATCAGATACTATGACACTCCTCGAAGCCCGTATAAAGTTAGTCACAAAAGCGGGTGAAAATCTTACTAAAGTACAACAAGACTTATTTAATGTGGCTCAACAAAATAGGGTCGCTTATGATGCGGTGGGTAACTTATACGCTAAAATCGTTCAGCCTCTTAATAAACTAGGATACTCTACTCAAAACGCTATTAATATCACCGATGCTTTTTCAAAGTCACTTTTAATCAGCGGGGCTTCAATAGAGGAAAGTAACTCAGCGATAAGACAATTTAGTCAAGCGATGGCAAGTGGTGTATTAAGAGGCGATGAGTTCAACTCTATGGCAGAAAATGCCCCTGCCATTATGAACGCTTTGGGCGATGCTTTAGGAAAAACAGCGGGCGAACTTAGACAAATGGCGCACGATGGCAAATTAACCGCAGATGTAGTCGCTGGAGCGTTGGTTGATAGCTTAGGAACTTTGACAGAAAAAGCAAATAAAATACCATTGACGGTGGGCGGTGCTTTTCAAAGGGTAGGCAATGAACTAGCGTTATCAGTCGATAATTTCAATAAAGCAACGGGTGCAAGTAGTGCGTTCGCTGAAACGATTGACACATTAGCAAAGTCTTTAAATGAGGCAAACAAATCTATTTTTAAATCGAGCGAAGAACTTGACAAGTTAGAAAAAAGCGCAAATATAAAACTAAAAGAAGATGGTATTTTAGCTTCTATTTTAAAAGTAAATCAAGGCGTAGGCGAAGCTTTATATAATACTTTAGCAGAAACATTTTTACTCATCGATAAAAGTGCGGGAGAGTGGTCAAAAGTAATAGATAGTTCATATAGTGGGATGGGCAAGTGGGTTAATAATGTGGGTGTATCTTTAGGGGTAGTTAGAGAACAAGCACTATTAACGCAAAAAGCTATTGACAACATTATACCATCACGACCTGAAATGAAAAAATATACCAATTTTTCAGCAAGTGAATTATCAGACGCTAGAAATGCTTTTCAAAGAAGAGAAAAAGGCGCATATGCTGATTTCAATCCTAGCGAACAAGAAATAAAAGAATCAATAGCTAAAGAGAAAAAAAGATTAAGCGAATCTGAAAAATTAGCCGAAGAGTGGGCAACAAAAAAACGAGAAATAAACGCATCGATGGCAATAGCTGAACAAGACGAACTAGCAAAGCCTTTTATCGTTTTAGATATGAAATACCAAGAAGACTTAATAAAGTTCAAAGATGTATCAGAAGCTAAAGCAAAATTAACCGCAGAGTTTAACGCTGAATATCAACGACTCGCATTAGACGCTACAACTAAAGTAGAAGAGGAACGATTAAAAGTTATCGAAAAAACAAAACGAGAGAATGAACAAACAATTCAAAAAGAGTTAAAACTACAAGAAGAGAACTTTAGAATACAAGAACGACAAGTAGCATTATTACAAGATGAAGCAGACCGTGAAGTGGCAGTTGCTACACTTCAATATCAGCGCACACAAGCATCATTAATGGCTCAGTTAAAAATGGGCGAAGTAAGTCAAACATATTACGACAATATGATGAGTGCTGAGGAAAAACTACTAAACAAGCAAAAAGAGAGCTGGACTGTTTACGGTCAAATTATCAAGAACACTACCTCAGGGATGGAAAGCTCATTTTTATCATTCTTTGACAGCACAAACGCTGGTTATATGGATATGGGAGCGGTTGCTAAAAGCATTTTAAAAGAAATGTATATCGAAGCTATACGGGTGGCGATGGTTAAGCCTTTAGTCGGTGGGCTTACGAGTGGATTAATGAGTATAGGAAGTAGCTTCTTTGGTGGTGGCTCAACTTCTTTACCTGACGCATCAACAAGTATAGCTTTTAACCCGTCCGAAATGCCCATGTTTGCTCATGGTGGTACGCCTACGGGATTGAGTAGCTACGCAAATCAAATAGTGTCAAAGCCCACTTACTTCGCATTTGCAAACGGTGGCGTTCCAAACGGTGGTTTAATGGGCGAAGCTGGAAGTGAAGCGATTATGCCGTTAACAAGAACATCAAACGGTGACTTGGGCGTGTCTATGGTTGGCTCAGGTGGTAGTAATGTAGTGATAAATATAGAAAATCAAACGGGCGTTAATATTGATTTAAAACAACTTACCAAATCGCAAGATGATAAAGGTAACGAAATAAGGACTTATGTTATGAAATTTGCAAATAATGACCCTGAATTTAGAGCGGCATTTGGAATATCAAGATGAGTTATCCTACTCTCTCACTTAACCCGACTAATATAGACATAGAGTTTCAATCATCGACGATCAAAAGTGAGTTTGAAAAAGGCTATGTACAAACAAGGGAACGGCACACAAGAGATAGGCGCAAATTCAAGGTTAATTATCTAATAGAAGAGTCTGATAGAGATTTAATCATAGCTCATTATCAATCAGTTAGATGTAGCGAAATTTTCACATTTACCGACTTTGAAAGTGCTACGACTTACAATGTGAGATACGGAACTCCCCCAAAGTATAAAATAAGTGGTGATACTGCTAAATTGTACTCATTATCTTTTGATTTAGAAGAGGTGTAAAATGTTAGATTTAAGCGTGGTTGCTAAAAGTGTTAAAAATATGTTGGCAGACGGTGGCACTTGGTTTGTGCTTCTATCGGTTAAGAATAAAGATAATTCCATCCATTTTGACATAGTTGCAAATACGGACGATGTAGAATGGAACGGAAAAACATTTATAGCGTTTCCTTTTAGTATGCAAGATGTAACAGAAAGCACAAAAGGATCACTCCCAAACTTTACTTTATCAGTGTGTAATGTGGATAGAATAGTCCAAAGCTATATTGAGGGCGATGTAAGTCACGGGAGTGGTTGGGATGTAGATATGATGGTTGTCCATAGCTCAAATTTAGCAAATACTAATCCAGAGGTTATATTTAGTTTTAAGACTTTGAATGTTACAGCCGATGAAAACAATGTGACTTTTACAATAGGTATGCAAAACCCACTTAGACAACAATTTCCACGCCGTAAAATGATGACTAACTTTTGCCAAAATACTTTTAAATCAAGGGGATGTACTTACACGGGGAGCGATACCTCATGCGGTAAAACTATTCAAGATTGTAGGCTTAAATTCCCTGGACAAACGAGAATACCAGCTTTAGTATTTAGTGGTATTCCTACTGGGTCAATTTATGCTTAAGTATTTTAATATTCCATATCTTAACAATGGACGAGATTTTAACGGGTGCGATTGTTACGGGTTATTTAAACTCATAACTAGATTAGAAGACAATAAAGAAATACCAGACTACCAATATGAAGACAGTCAAGCCAAAGAAAATGGTAAAATATACCTTAATGAATTAGATAATGGAAAATGGCGAAGATGTAATGCAAAGCGTGGAGCTATGGTATTGCTACGCATTGACGGGGTGGCAAATCACTGCGGTTATATGATTAATGACACTCAATTTATCCATATTCTCAAAGGTAGTGGCGTAAGTATCGCAAGTGTAAAAGATAATTTGTTTAAAAATCGTATCGTAGGGTTTGGAGAGTACATTGATTAAAATATTCATAAAAGACAACTTGTTTGATGAAGATAAAGTATTAAAACAGTCACATGAGTGGAGCGGTAAAACATTAAAAGAGTATTTGCCTGACGGCGAGTGGATTATCAATCTTGACGGGCAAAATATCGTTGATACTGATATTATCGTTCCCGAGTATGCTCAAATTGTTTTAACGCCAAAAGTAGAAGTGGAGGCAGTTGCTTCTTGGGTCATAGGCTCAACTTTTGCGGCTGCTACTGGTGCAATGGCGGCGGCGTGGATTGGGGTTTATGTTCTTGCAAGTGTAGCAATATCATATATCGGCGGTCTATTAATGAACGCAATTTTAGGCGGTCAAAAATCAGATAGTGAAAGTCAATTAACCGAAACAAGCCCCACTTATTCGTGGACTGGAGCATCAACTTTGCCCCGTATCGGTACGCCTATTCCAGTTCTTTACGGAACTCACGCGCTTAGTGGTAACATCATTCAAAGGCGCATTGAAACGGTAGGCGATGACCAATACCTTTACCTACTTTTAGCACTTTGTGAGGGTAAAATTGACGATATAACGATAGATAAAATCAAGATTGATAATACCCCACTTTCAAACTTTACGAATGTTGAATGGTTTTTTAGAAATGGAACGATAGATCAAGAAGTTATACAATATTTCGGTGATACTGAAACTCCAAACAATATGAGTGTAAAATGCCTTTATAATGTACCCGTTATTAGACAAACAATCGGTAATGCTATTGAAGCATTTAGAATTGATTTACAATTTCCTAACGGGCTTTATTACTCAAACGATAGGGGCGGATTAGACACTCGCTCAGTCATTTATAATATTGAGTATAGAGAAGTTGGAGATGTATCATGGATTGACATCGGTCAAGATATTTTTGATGTGGTTTATTATGAAGCAGTTTATGATGGAGATGGGGGAATAATACAAGAGGCTTATTCATCACAAGTTTTAGTGGGTCATGGATTTCGCGCAAGTGGTGCAAAAAATACGAAAATAAGCGTATCACATAGAGTAGATAATTTGGCATACGGTCAATACGAAGTTAGAGTTACACGCCAAACGGTTGACAATGTAAATACACGCCAAAAAGATGATATGTATATCGCGAACATAGGCGAGATTATCTATGATGATTTATACTATCCGAATATTGCACTTTTTGGAATGAAGATAAAAGCTAACGACCAATTAAGTGGAAACGACCCGACCGTGTCAATAGAATGTACACGAAGCGATATAGAAGTGTTTAATGAGAGCGGTGTAAGTCAAGGATTTAAAAAGCTAAATAATCCTGCATGGGTGGCGTATGATGTTCTTACAAATCAAGATCATGGTGCTGGTTATAATTATAATCGTGTTGAGTATGACAAACTTCTCGAGTGGGCTGAATGGAACGATGAACTTATACTTGGTGATAAACGAAATACTTTTAACGGTGTTTTTGACAGTGAAAGCAATGTTTGGGATAGTTTAGCAAAAGTAGCTACTTGTGGGCGTGCAGGTATGTTTATCAAAGGGACTAAATATATTCCTATAATAGACAAACCATCTTCACCCGTTCAAATGTTCAACATGGGCAACATTAAGAAAAGTTCTTTTAGCACTTCTTACATAGGCACTGAGGATTTAGCTACAGAGGTTGAGATACAGTTTACCAATAAAGATAACGACTACGCAAAAGATACTATAAGCGTGATGATACCTGAGTTATTTAATCAAACCGACTACTCAAACAAAGTCACGATTAATCAAATGGGTGTAACAAGCAACGCACAAGCATATCGCATAGGACGGTATTTTTTAAATTGCAATAAGTACCAATATCGTACCGTTTCATTTGAGTGTGGAGTTGATGCAATAGCGTGTAGCGTGGGCGATGTGGTATATGTGGCGCACGATGTACCCGCATGGGGCAAAAGTGGGCGTACGGTTGGAGTTGGCACGATTAATAGTGTTGTGCTTGACGAAGCAGTTCCTTTAGTTAGTGGCGTTGAATACACATTACTTTTAAGACAAAATGATAGCGATGTGATTGACAAGCGAACTTTTGTAGCAAGTTCAACAACTACGACGCAAAACATAACCGTATCATCAAACTTTACAGCTATTCCGAGTGAATATTCAATTTATACACTATTTCAAAGCTCAAAAGGGGCGCAGTTATTTAGAATAACAAATATTACACGCACAACAGAACAAGAACGCAAAATCACAGCGATTGACTACAACGAGAGTGTATTAAGCGACACAACTACAATAGTGCCTACAACTTCATCAGCCATTAGTTTATCGCCTCATGTTACAAGTTCACTACTCAAAGAGCATTTAGAAATAAAGCCCACTGGTGCGCTTCAATCGTTTATTGATTTTGAATGGACTTGCGAGGGTGTGTATCGTGATTTTGATATTATGATTTCTAAAGACAATGGAGCGAATTATAATGTGATTGCTAAGAATGTCATTACTTTAAATCATTCATATAATGCAACTGAATTAGAAGAGGGAAGACAATATTTATTTAAGATAGTGCCTAGAAATTTAAACAGAGAATCTTTAGATTTAGCAACAACTATTCCTTATACATTTTTAGGAAAGTTGGCAAAGCCTTTGGCAGTTGAAAATATCGTTATCACTGAAACAAACGATTATTTTAATATTACATGGTCATATCCTACGCCTGAGTTAGATTTTAAAGAGTTTAGAGTTTATCGTGATAATGTTTTAATCGGAACTACAACAGCACTATTTTATAATGCTCAAATTGTAAGCAAGACAAGCATTTTTTCAGTTCGTGTAGTTGTTACAATTGGAGTAACAATACTATTAAAAGATGATAATACTAATCTCATCTTAAAAGACTGCCCTATATAATCACCATTGATAAACTTTTTCCAGTCGCCATAATTTGAACCATCTTGACTAATTGATATTTGTATCTCGACTGCAAAATCAGAACTAATATAACCGTCTACGCTTGATACTAAGTCCACATTTGGGATTAAATCAAAGTTATTGTTAATACTAAAAGCTTCTATTTCAATATTAGAATAAATCTTGCATAGTTTAGGAGTTCCTAAATCTACTATATTAGTGCTTTCATAAGTGCCTTGACTTACTACCTCAGTGCCATAATCAAAATTAGTGATTAAATCCACATTTGGTATTTCATCAACCCCATAAGCTCCAACTAAAGTCAAACCATCACTATTAAAAAATGTATTTACTTTAGTTCCTCAAAATGAACTTTCATTAAAAAACTCTAATACATTCTTTGACAAAATACTC